CTGTTCAGGGCCTCGTCCGGTCATCAATACAGACAACATGTATTTCTATCACCGATGTCGCGTTCCGGTCTTCCTATTATTTATAAAAAACCGGCTGAGAAATACAGAATAACTGAAACTCAACGCCGCCCAATTCACTATTTGAATCAACTATGTCCCCAAAAGTAACGAAGAAACAGGAGACCCACGAGGAAGAGTACATGCGTATTCGCCAGGAAGCGCTCGGAAGTAGGCTGCTGGTGCCGACGTTAGGGGCCGGAGAGACGGCGATGGCTCCATTGTTCGAGGACGTCATCACCGTTTATAGTGTCCCGTCGCGAGGCCTACCTGATGGTCTTGGAAGAAAAGATGTGGTACTAGCACTCGCGACTGCAATTGGTTTGATCGGCCGACTTTTCCCGGCGCCACAGGAGACCATATCCGGCGCCTCGGAGATAACCAATATGAGTCTTCCGCGTGCGGCACAGTGCCTTCCCCAATGGATGGCAGTAATAGCCACTCTTCTTTATGCCGTCTTTTCTTACGGAGGGTCAGTGACGGGAGTAACCATTCGTGAGCTCCCCATCGCTGTTATCCGCCAGCTTATGGAACTCAAAAGACTTGTGGACGGCATGGGCAGATTGCTTAGCCGAGAGGACGACGAGACCATCCAGGATACAATTGCTGGACCCGCTACCGGCCCTCAACTCGAGAAAATCATCGGGCTCCTCGCCGCGATAAGCGAGTCCCTCGGGTTCCCCCATGTAGAGGCCACAGTGGGGAGCGCAGCCCGGATTGGTGTAGCCGGGTCAGTCAAAGACATTCACGAGGTTATGGCGATGGCAGCATTGTACGTGTACATCGCTGGGAAATCGATCCCTTCAGCTCAAGTCTCTGACCCAGGGCAACTATTGGCTTACAATGCAGTCTCAAAGCGAGCTGGCAATCTTCAACATGCTCACAAGGAGTCGGTTGGCCCATGGGAGTATGTCACAGGAGCGGGAAGCCTGGCGCAGCACAGTGTGCGTGCCATCTGCCGTGCATGGAGTTCCCATCTTGCGGTGCGTGTGGGGTTGATTGAGCCTCTTCTTACCGTGCGCTCTGGAAAATCAGGAAAGACAGGTGCAATCTTCACTACCGTACTGAACTTGATGGATGGAGCTGGGATGCAATCCGCGTCCATTTGTGCAGAGTTTTTGGACCAATACCCGTTTGTCTGGAATATCCCAGCACTAACAGGAGAGCTTGCGTTCTTCATGGAGTCCGTTCGTGCAGAGCTTCAAATCCCCGTCTCGACTCGTCCCTACTACAGGCTCCTTCACGGCGATGCTGCGCATCTATACAACCGGAAGCGGTTGATCAAGCTGACCGGGCTCGCGGTATCGGTTATGAGCGAGACAGATGAGAACCTCGAACACTTTGAGCACACCGCCGACGCGGCGATACGTGAGGACTTTGACCATCTGCGCTCACTCCGTCATAAGACTGTGTTCGGTACAAAGGATGTGGCCAGACCCACTGCAAAAGTCAGAGACCCGGGCTCCATCTCTTACGGTCAGTTCTCGGGCATCAAGGAGGAGGAAACGGAGTCCGATGGCAGCGAGGAAGAACCCGGGGATGAGACAGCGCCTGCGGCCTCACAACATCAGGTGGCTGCCCTCCCCGCCGAGGAGGATGCCCCGTCTCAGTGGTCAGGTGAGCCCACTGACTACCTCGAAGGTGCCACTCACACGCCCACCCCTGACCAGCGCTACACTGCCCTTGACGACGAAGGCAAGGCCCAGGCCCTCCGATATCTCCAGGAGAATCCGGAGCTAATGGCGTCATACGCACGTGCGCAAGGGGGGAATGAGGAATACGGGGACGGGGACCCGTTCTCCGAGACTGAAGGTTCCCGCCAAAGAGCGGACGCCGGCCCTAGTGCTCAGCCGCCCCGTAGCCTGTCATGGGGGGATGAGGCTATCGCGGCCGATAGTGGGGGACTGGATTAACGGATAACGTGAACTACCGTGCTCTCCTCAATCGGTTCGTCGAGGGCATACTAGTCCGGGCAGGTACTCAGAGTGTAAGGGTACAAAGGTCGATACTGTGTGTTCCTTCTTCGTCCAGCTATGCTTCCCCCTTCCTGCTTCTCCTTGTTTTATATGTACTATCATTCTATGGCATGTTCTCAATGTGTCTAGCTCGTTTCTCTAGGCCATTCAAAAAAAACCAGGACGAGACAAAACAGGAAATTCCGGTGTCTACTCGTATCCTTAAGAAGGCTCCACTTGTAGTCTTCGATCTGGCCTTATTCGCCATCTTTATGTCCCGAATCAATATGTCATTGATCTCCCAAGACAGAATTGGGCATCTCATACCCCGGGGATACAAGGAAAAACTCAATCGGTTGAGAGAGGATCACGAGCAGGCAATCTCCAAAGCTGCTGAGGTAGTTAAAGCTCGCGCCAACTACTTAAGTGTACTCACTGAGCTCGGTTCTCTCACTGAGTTAATCACCTCCACTACCGAGTGGAGCACTGAGGTCTCCGGCGTTGAAGTCGAGCTTGAGGACCAGGTAGCGGAGAGCGGCACTGATGATGAAATACTCTATAATTTGCGAGTCGGTGTCGTAAATGCCATTCGTGTCCTCCTTGTGTCCTCAAACCTCATTAAGGACCAAGCGACAGCGCTTGAGGCATTAGAGGATGAACTCAAGAAATCTGACCGCATCCTGTCGACGCAGGAGTATGCGAGCAACATTCGTGGACGCTCGGCGGCTGAGCTTCTCGAACTGTGCACTGAGTCGAAAGAAGAGAAGAAGGAGAAGGCCGCCTTAGCCGCTCGAAAGGCAGCGGCAGCGGAGCATCGAGCGAGTAGGTCGCCCGTAAGCAATGCAGCCCGGTCGAGGTCAGCATCAGCTGGTACCCAGGCTGTGGCGAGTCCTAGCCCTTGGACCCTCCCCTTGCCGTCACCATCAGGAACCGAGTCTGAAGAACCGCTCGGTGAAAGCTCATTAACGGTGGGCTGGGGTGGTGGTGCACTCAATGTTGTAACCACACATGCGTCCGGGGCTGCACCAACTATGTTCGAATAGTCGCGTAGGCTTGTCCAGTATGGGATCCTATACTCTTGGTACCCCATAACGATCATATCTTGTTTAGTACTACTCTCCTCTATGCGTCTTATTCATCGTCTGCAAGTTAGTCTGGCTGGAATCGTATTTTAAAAAAACCGGCGAGACATAAAGAATACATCGTACTATTTGCCCATCTTGTGACCTCTAGCCGTACCAGGGACAGATCCTATACACAGTAATGTCATCTCCCTCCACAGCTGCTTCCCGACTTGCAAATGGTCTCCAAGGCCTAGCCGGCCTCAACATGTCGCCTCTGGAGAACGTTGACTCTGCATACGAGACATACCGAAGGAACCGGGACTCCGGTGTCTCTACTTCTACCCGAGGGGAGCTAGCACGGAAGAGAGCTATTGAGGATGAGGAGAGTTACAAGGCCCATTCGCTGTTAACGCGGTCAATCGCAGGTAGTCAGAGTGTAGTTAAGGTGGCAAACGCCGCTGTTGGACTCCGGGGAAAGTTTGACGATCTCCAGTTGCTGGCTATCGAGACATTTGGTGCATTATATATATGCCAAGCTGAAGTCGCTTCCTTGTGTGAGATCGCCGGTTTTACCCCTCCTCCCCGTGTGACAGACGTTCGTACGGATAGGACCCGACCAGCGCGTGAGCTCCTACCGGAAGCGACGAGTGTATTGATTGATTTTGCCAACAAGCTCCGTGAGCTCAACCCAACCTTACGATTGGCATTGCAGTACCAACGAGCAGCGGCAGAAGTCTCACAGTCGATTGAGACACACCTAACTACACCCCAGTTGACTGACGAGGTCATTACGAAGGTCTTGGCCGAGCTCCCTTACTCGGAGATCTAACCACCTTGCACAGCCTCTGCGGGCTGAAGACGGGCACTGAATTGAATAGCTATGGACCCTATATCATATATCTAAAGGCTACCAGCTCCCTGTATAGTCACTAACCAGAGTGAGAAACTTAAGAAAAACCTCTACTCCTCGTAGAGGTTCTATGCCTGGCCCCGGGTTATTCTATAATCTCAATCAGGCCATCGACAGGCAACGACTCGAAACAGCCTTCGACAGCCAGGTGGGGCTTACCAAGCTTGAAGAAGAAGAACTGCGTGTCGCAGGGGAAGAGGCCGAGCTATGTGCGTCCCGGCTTGGGTCACACATGCTCTCGCTGGTAACTGTCTCTGACCTACTCGAGGTATCTATCCTAGCGAGGCCTGTCCATTCTTTTGAGGACGCCCTGGAGTATACCAGCGCTGTCGCGTCACATGAGAGCATCACCAAGTGTTGCGTTCTCCGCGGTGAAGCTCTTATCATAGCAGCGTGCCTTGTGTCGGAGACCGTGCTCAACGATTCGCCAGAGCTGAAGGTCTGGGTTCAATCCGCTTATGACAGCAAGATCTTAGAGGAGATAACTATAAGCTTATACCAGCGTGTTACGGCTATTCGACGCTTCTAAAACATTTACAGGATTGTAGTATCTCTACCCTGGACACCTGATTCTGAGGTTGCAGTGCTGCCTCGAGCCACTTCGGTCACCCTGTTATGACATCGTATAACTGGTCCTCATGAAAAAAAACCGGGTGAAACAGAACGATTATTGTGCACTATGGCGACATACACAACACACTCCTCTTATACACACAAGAATATATACTTCCCGTCACTGTACTTGGATAGCCCAGTTATTGATGTTCGTCTAAGAGCCGCAGCTAGGATACTGAGGGAAAGTGGAGGGGACCATAAATATACCCCTACGGATTGGACCGGTGCATTGAAGCAAGACTGGCGTGTTCTCCAAGAGGCACTCAAATCTGGCGCAAATGAGATACGTGTGGCGGACCCGAAAGACTACAGCCGATTGTTTGACACATATAAACGACCAGTAGCGATTGTAGGACGAGAAATGCGGGAGGTAGCGATTGGTTACCATAAGATTATCAATGCAGTTGCCGAGGAGATTGGAGCTAATGCGTACAATGCCTGCTCTCCAAACGCCATGCTACATGCGACATGCTCTACCGCATACATAGACCAGGTGAGGAAGTTCACCTATTGGGAACAAGTCTTAGGGGAGTATGCAAGGCGAATGACATCAGGGGCTCGCGGCATAGCACGAATAGGATCAGAGGCTCTTGGCCGAGTTATGATTATGTCGGACTCCCTATGCTACATCTACGATAAATCCTTATGCCCGGTCGGGTGGCTAATGACATACGAACAAGTACTGCTCCTTAAGGACTCATGCTACTCCAGAGCCAACGCTACGCTTGCATCCCTTACTCTCTATCCGGATACGAATATGACCTATCTTGCACACCAGCTATGGAAGTGGCAAGAGCACGCCCTTGATTTGTACGGTAATGAAGGATACGAGATTGCGAAGTCCACTGAGAGTCTCTCCAAGGCATACATGTCTCGTATAGCTGGTGATATTTTGAGCGGGCCCGATGACTCCTATGCACGGATGATGAAAAAGGTCGACGCCAAAGAGGATAAGATCCGAGTAGATCTCAAGATGAGCCCCACGACTTCACACATGTCCTCTGAATTTCATATGATCCTTACCTCATGTAAGGAAATATCGCACGTAGTCGAGCTCTTCGGGCTTCAGAAATGTAGTGGTCACCCCCTTATTGACCCGAGAAGAGGTGGAATGTCAGCCGCTAAGGAAGCACTTAGCTCGGATCGCACTCTTCCTTCAGACGCGTACAAGCTCCGGAATACCTTCAGACATCTCCTTGTCACAGGATACATCGCAAAACACCATGAGTGGCCCTCGATCACGTTCGGCGATAAGGACACCTCACTACGTAGGCTGTTCCTTCGGAATGAGCTCAGGCTGCATAGATCTATGTACGATCTTAGCGACTGGAATGATGCCACATTCAATAAGAACTTTGATCTCGACAACTTTGATAATTATCTCGAACTCATGGATGATAAGTCAATATCATACGGGTGGAAAGATCGTCTTGCCTCATGGGATCATAAGACAAAGGCATCATCCGAGCGCCGTCTTCTCCTAGAGCTTCTGCTTAATATGGACTCATTTAAGCCGTCTGATATAATTAGGCTAGTAGAGGAGAATCGAATCCCAAAGGACTGGTTCATTGTGTCCCTATGCCCTAAGGAGAGGGAGTTCAAGCTAGCTGCCAGGATGTTCTCCATGCTTGTGTTCCCCATGCGTTGTTTCTTCACTATCCATGAGGCTAATCTTGCTGAGACTATACTTCCACTCTTTCCGCAGCTCACGATGACTGATTCCCGACTTGAGGTGACGCAGCGCTTCCTTAAGCTTACGAGGCCGGAGGCTCATCCTGATGTTGCAAAGCTCTTCCTCGAACTGGATCTATCGCGTTGGAATCTGAGATGGAGGGAGTACGTGGTGCACCTGGTCGGTCAGGATCTCAATAGGCTGTTTGGATGCCTACACGTGTTTACTACTGCACACAGTTTCTTCTCATCTGCCCATATCATGGTGAGAGTCAATGGTCTCATGCCCGAAGGTATTGACAAAGATGAGCCTCCAGTATCTGATCTCCACTGGATCCGACACCTCGGGGGTTTTGAGGGGATCTGCCAGAAGCTATGGTCGCTATGCACGGTAGCAATGATAGATATGGCCATCCATGACCTTAACCTTGCCTATACACTCACAATCCAGGGAGATAATGTGACAGTAGCTGTGACCGTACCGCGTGACCCATCAGTCTCTGAGAGGGATCAAACGTACAGTCTAAAGGAAGAGATCACGAAGCGCTGTGCTGCAGCCTGTGCGAGTGTAAATCAGGACCTTAAGCCTGAAGAGTGCTTGGAATCAACACGCGTAATTACATACAGTAAGGACGTCTTTATCAATGGGGTTGACTATTTCACGTCGCTCAAGGCTCTTTCCAGACTCTTCCCCACCAGCCCTGTAGATTTCCCTTCCATTGGTGTCAACGTGGGGGCTATCTTCTCCGGAGCGGTTGCTGCTGCTGAAAGGCTCAAGACACCTATAGTGGGATACTACCTGGCTCTTCATCATGCCTCCCACTACCTCTTGAGGTGTAATACGATTCCTGGGCCATACTTATCAGGAACAAGCCTAATGACTAGAGGAATGAGCAAGCAGGAGGTTGAGTACACTCTCTTGAATCCCCCAGAGCTTGGAGGATTTCCCGTGCTCGGGTACATGGACTTTCTGTACCGAGGGGGGGCAGACCCTCTAAGCAAATCATTGTCCTCACTATGGACGCTTAAGGATAAGCTGTACGTAGCTTCAGGAATATTGTACGAGGCGACAGAGGACCGATTCTTCTCAAAACATCCTACTCTCCAGGCCCTTGTGCAGGATCCTTATGGCTTACCAATTGATAAGCCAACCTCACCCTCACAGTCAGTAGCCGCATCGACTCTAGAGGTGTTGCGAAGTAGTGTTAAGAATAAGGATATCGGCGATGTGTTACGTGCTGACCTAACTGCATACACCAATCACCTGCTCGCAGCACTGAAGAAGCTTACTCCCTTCAACCCGACTATTGCACGAGATATCTGGGACTGCAGCGTACTTGGGGCCGTTGATACGATATCTAAGATGTTCCTGACAACACGCACGATTCAGACGCTCAGTCGCAAGACAGGAGGCGAGAACCTCTCTTCAGTCCTTATATCGGCGGGAGCAAAGGAGATCCGGTATATTCTTAAGAGAGCGGCAAAGTTTAAACCTTGTACAAAGCTGACCCATACAAGCCTATATGACTACTGCCGATCACTGCGCCGACGATGGGAAGCAGTGGGGGTGTCAATCGAAGGGCTAACGAGCTATCATCCTGTGGACTTTCCCTTCAGTACAGACCCTGCTATGACTGGAACTGAGATTCGGTGTAGCCTTATCCAGGACTGTGCTGATCCTCGTTATCATAGGGGGCCTGAGACCGCATACGTAGGCTCGCGAACTCGCGAGAAGAGAGCGGAGCAAGGGTACAAGATTGTAGGTGGAGGAACAAGTACCTCTGCAGTACTGAAGCTCCAATCAATCATGACCCAATGCAATCACTCAGCCGGTATGTTAGATATCCTGGATTATGCAGCACTTTCCCGAGGTGATCTGAGACTGTCCACCGTATCTCATCTCCTTGCACGAGTGTCCGGAGGGTCCATGAGTCATCGCTATGCGGCACGCATCGGGGAACGCGACGCTTACATTCTAGGCCAGATTAGCATAGCTTCTCACTGTGTACTCGATTCTAACTATGCGGGTTACCTCTCGGGATCAAAAGAAGATTACCCTGTAATGTTTCAAGAGTTCTTCTTGTATCTCATAGCCCGTGCCGACCACTTATATGACCCTGCATCCCGTAATCTAATCACGAAGGTCATTATTGGCAACCTCCCGCTGGACATTCTACCAACCGCTGCCATGGATGTATCTGACCCCTCACCGCTTCCAGATATCCCGATTCCACGCTCTCATCTTGTGTACGATCCTGGATTGCGGCTGGTTCGAGCGACCGGTCCATCACGATACTCAATCTACGGCGTAACAACAGTGGCGATCGACCACCCTGATCTGCCGCTACTTGCTCTAATCTCTCGGATCAAGGCAGCCTTAGGCAGCCCGCGTGCCATCCTTTCTGTTATGGAGACGCAGGAGGCGTTGAGCCCTTTGAAGATAGACCTTCTTGAGATTCTAGGGCTCGGTCTTGAGACCTATATCAATGCTGTAGCTATTTGTATCCTTGATCTCTATGACTCGACCTTTGCAAATCAGGAGCGTGCAATAAGATATAGAAGCGAGCTGCTCGCAATTATCAGAGGACTAGCACGACCATTGTTACATGGTATTGAGCCCTTGCTCCGCCACCCATACATGAAGGATGATCCGTTAGTAATGCAACTCAACATTGGGCTCGGACCAAGATACGACTCCGGGTCGGGAAGATTGGGGGCCCTGATCTCGACTATTAGCTCGACGGTCCACAAGTTCCTCGACAGCCCGTCGTCTCTTTATTACAAGAGCCCGCTCATATGCTTCCCGGACGATTCACCAAATACTCTCTCGTCTTCACTCATAACTGCTGCCAAGCGTATATCACGCCATCAGTTTACATCAGACATAGTTACTTATGACGAGATGTATAGAAGCAATGGAATTCTTGTGGCTACTATACGGGGCGGCCGATATATTAGCGAAGAAGATAAGGTACTCTCTGTCTATAACCTTCTTGTCAACGAGCTTGTGGCCGATCGCCCTGCACATCCGCCTGTGGAATCAATCGCAGTTGAATGGGCGAATCTCGCTAACGGGCGCCATAGGTGTTCCCCGAAGATGTCGCCTTTATCAAGCACAGAGATTTTGCGTATTGTCCGCGGCCATGCGATTATCCCTCGACGATATAGCTATAAGGTGGCACCAGTCCGTGGCTCATTACTGCCGGTAGCAGTTGTTAGATGGGGCATTCAGGGTATTGACCCTGCACGATATCAATACAGTCTCGGAACTCGTTTGCAGCGAAGCTACTGGAGGGCACAAGGCATGCCGTCACCTTACTCCTCCCATGCTTATCTTGTGTATCGGCGAGTACTAGCATGCATCAGTTACACTCGTCTATATATAGTCGGAGCCGGATTGGGTGGGGCGGCATTGGCCTCCCTTGAACATGGGTGTAGGAGTGTTACAGGACTCGACCTTAGTCGTGACGTTCAGAATGATGCTGGTCATCTCCATGGGTATGCCCCCCCGTTGGTTCGTTTATCGCGATACTCTGACTGCTACTCGCAATCTGTGCTTAATGTCACAACGTCAGGGGACTGGGATGACCCATTCGTAGCCACCGAGTTCCTCCGACGGATCCAGAAGAGTGACTTGCTGGTTATAGACTATCAGCCTGACCTCGAGTCATCGAGCTTGCGTCCTTTCAGGGAGTTGATCAATTGTAAATGGCGTGGGAATGTCCTGTATCGATATCGAGGGGCATTGACGGGTCACATGTCGTTGCTAGGACTTTTACCCCAGGTATGTAAAGTCAAAGCGACGTGGACAGTCATAGACACTCAAGGAGGCTGTACGGAGTGGCTGTACTTATGCTGCCAGTTTGTCCCCCACACACTACAACAGGCGTGCCGCGGGTACGACTGCAACACATCGTGCATTACTCCATACCGTCTGGAACCAAATACATACTTACCTTATACCCTCTGGAGTGTATTCGGATGTCTTGGTGTTGATTGTAGCCTTGCCCCTGAGGAGGTTATGGAATCGTCAATCGGTGTCTTTAGAGCTCTCGCAGGCGAATATGCGTCTAGAGCTGTATATCACGAGTGGACGAAAATACTAGAGGCATTATTCGCCGCTGAATGGTATCTTGGGCTTCACAACGACGATGAGCAAGCAGGTCATGAACCGTACCTGCGCACACTGATGAGGTGGGAGTCAGGGGCCACCGTACAGTCAGCGCTTTTCGACTCGATCCAGTTTAGTCCGAGTAAGTATTTGATCTGGTACTGTGCTAAGTCATTATCTCGTTATCTGTCCCCAGAGCCTTAGACACATTGGGGTAGGTCTACTTGGGCTACATGAGAATTAAGAAAAAACCATCGTCCGGAGCAATCAAAGAGGCATGGGTGGCCGTGCACGCTTGTGCCAGGCACAGAAACATGATATTATTGGTGATCCTACCACGGTGGGATATGAGGCGAAGTTGGTTCCGGGGACCCAGGGGGGGAGCAGATAGCCGGCACAGACCAAAGATCCATCAACGACCACCCTTCTCCC